AACTAAATCTGCAACACTCATTCCGTAAAATAAATGTGGCATAGGAATAGGTGTTACCATGGAAAATGGTATGTAATCAATTTCTTCATTATCTAAAATTATTGATTCGTTACCACCCATAGTAACTTTACGTAAAGTAGGTTTACCTGTTTTTTCGTAATCAATGTATGTATAACATTCAACCAATCTTACATAGTCAGTAGATTTATCTATACTTTGATATTCTGTATCAGGAGACTCTGTTTGATACATTTCTCTTTCAGTATGCTCCTGATTGTATAATCCATCACTATAACTAGGTAAATCATCTACAAGTTTTTTATCAAAACCCATTTCAATAACTTCTGCTCTAGTTTTTATAACTCTTTGTGCTAAAAATTGTGCATCATGTAAACTTTTTGCATTTTTGCTACAAAACATTTCTTCAGGAGCTACGTTTTCTACACAAACACGTCCTTCTAATTTTGTTTTTTTAATTTTTACATCATGAACATATTCTGTTCCACGTTCAGCTTGTATTTCTTTTTCAGTATGTTCTAAAATTTCTATATTGTCGTCCATTAACAGGGAATTGTATTCCATATCTGTTAAATTTTCGTATTCTTCTTTTTTTTCTTTTTCTATTTCTTTGTAATAGTGTTTTACAAAGCCATTTTTTTGTAACAATGCATCTTTGAACATTGTATATAAAATCATGAAGCCAGGATTGTCTTTCATAAAAATATAATTGACATAATCTGTGCATTGATCAGCCATTTCTTGATCTTCAGGACCTTGCGGATCAAATTTTACAATTTGTTCTCCTGCTGTGAAGATACGAAGTAGTGAAGGAAGTATATTTTCTACAACTTCTAAAACATCTTGTGTTACAACTTGGGAACGACCTTCAATTTCGTTACCATATGGCTTTCCTAAATAATATTTAAAGGCAGTTCTTCTTTCAGAAGCTATATTACCTTCTAAAAAACCAATAGAATTTTCTAATTGTTGTCCTAATAGAGCTAACAATTCTGAATTACGCATTTTTGCCATTTATTCTTCCCACTTAATGTGCAAAGGTCCATCATCTGCACCTGTAATTTGCTGTTGTGTTTTATCTCCGTAAACTTTTGGCACTAATTTTGATGCTGTCCAATGTGTATCATGCATAAGAAGTTTTAAAACATGTGCTTCTTCTAAACCAACTTTGCCTTTACCTTCTTTTGCACGTTCATATGTTTCTAATGCTTTAGCTCTATTGTCGCCTAGCATATATTCTATACCTTCTTGTTTGCTTCTATTGTATTCTTCTTGAAATCCGTCTTTTGTACGAAGCCAAGTACGAATAGTTTCCCATTGTGGCATAGATTTATCACGGCATATAGAACGTATAGACTCGCCATTTGCTAATCTATCGCATATGTCTTTAACCATTTGTTTATTATATTTTGTTGGCATTACCATTATACTATTCCCATGTTTCCATAATTAATTTTACTTTTAAAATCGCTTGTTTCATTCATTCCAACTGCCATGTATCTTAACGCATCACAACCATGAGAAGCCCATGAATGTTTTGGTTTATTTAACAGTTGTCCTGTTCTATCGTTTCTTTCCCATTGATACTGACGCAATGCTTCAATACCTGTTTTACATTTATCTCTATCAAACCACATACGAGAAAAAATCATACGAGTAGCATTAATACCATCTTCAATGGATAATTTAGGAACGATTGTAAAATACAATCCTAAATTGTTTGCTATTTCGTACCTAGACTTACCACTTGATAATTCACGTTGCCGTAAATCATGTGGTCCGTAATGATTTGAATATTGATAACCTTTATTTGCTAATACTTTAACGTAATGATCTAAACCCATTGATGTATTTTCATAATAATCAATCAGGTGTATTCTATTACCCACACGTTGAAAGAACCATATTGCCGTGGAATCTCCAACACCCAAATCCCATACAGTATCTACTTTAAAATTTTCATCGTATTCTATTTTTGTAATACGACCTTCATCTTGTGCCTTTGTTAAAGACCTTGTGTAAATACCACCCAGAACACCTGCATCAAAAGATACTTCGAATTCTTGTTCATATTGTTCTTCGCTCATCATTTTACGAGCTGCATTTAATTCGTCTTCGTCTATAATTTTTGTTTCACTTGCTTTAAATACTGCTGTGTACCATTCATCAGGATTATTAAGTGCATTATCATATAGATCAAAAAAAGCATTATGACCTGCGGGAGTTCCTATTGCTATAAGCCACCCTTTTCTATCGGATAATGCTGGACGTAATACTGTCCATATATCAGGGGGCATCATAGCTATTTCATCTACGACTATTCCATCAAATCGTTGTCCACGAAGATTGTCGTAAGAGTCAGCTCCAAACATTTGTATTGTTCTGTTACCTGGTAAGGTAACACGAAGTTCGGTAGTGTGATATTGAACTCCTGGAATTTTTTCTGTGTAGTCTATGCAGTATTGCCATGCTGCTTGTTTTGCCATTCGATACGTAGGGGCAATATATCCATATTTAGGACTTGGTAATGTATTGAGCATACATTTTTTTAATATCTCATTAAGAACCAGGCATGTTTTCCCAAATCTTCTATGTGCGACTAGCACATTCCACCTTTTTAAGTTCTTATGAACTTCTAATTGATGTTTACGTGGTTTATACGGTATCGTTATTTTTGGCATTATCGAGGTGTCTGTAGATTGCATCTACATCTTTTGATTTAACTACTCCTCGGCCAGATTCATTATGAACAGGAGTTGGTTTATTTATATGTTCAACCAACTTCTTAAATTCGTCCATAAATGGGTCTTTTTTCTTTTTAACATTTTTTATCTTCATATTTCTACCTTCGTTCCTGTTTCGTTCTTCTACGGGCTTATATGAGCTTATTAGGGCTATATAATGGGTGGGTCTAGTATGTGTGTGGGTCCCGTTGCAATCACTGTTAACCCATGGGGGTGTCCACACTAGAAAATGGCTTAAATTGGCCATTATTACTAGATCACATAGTATTAGACCTAGTGATCGCTTAAAATATTCCTAGTTTTTAGACATTAATTGATCTTATCTATTTAATTTATCCGTTTATTTATCCAATTATTGCCCTTTTTTTTTCTATATAGTCCTTGTGCTAGTTTGAATAAAAAAGAGGAATAAAAACAACAGTATTAATCAATAAATGAGTAAATATATACTTGTTAAGAGGTGTCTTTTAATATAAAGACGTCTCTTATGTTAGTTAAATTAATAGAATATTTAATATTAAATCATTTCTTTAAGTTTTGGTTTATTATCTTTTTATTAGTGTATCTTATTATGGTTTACGTTCATGCGTAAACATAAAGATAGATTATTAATAATAAAAGATATTAGACGTTGTATTGCTAAAGAAGATTATATCAGTTTAATTGAATATCTAAATGAATTATCAAGTATTATTGATGATCGTAAAAGAGAAATAATAAATAGTAGTAATTGGTTAAATTGGTATCATCACAACGTTAAACTTTGCAATAATTACCTTAGTCGTAATTATGCAGATCAAAAAAGAAAAATTAAACAAAAAGTAATAGAAATATTTAGTGATTATCCATTTATTCAAGAATTAACAGTTGCCTATGATACTCATAATATCAGATTAAAAGAAGAATTAACTTATTGTGAAGATATAGAAGATTATACTGAAGAAGAACATTTTAGTTGTCATTATTGTAATGAGATTAATTATGAAAGTTATTCAGTTGAAGATGATAGTTTATGTTTATCTTGTTATGAAAACGAAAGTCTTAATTGTGATGGTTGTCAGGAAAATTATTATAATGATCATGCAAGGTATTTTGAATGTGTTGATAGATGTTATTGTGATAGTTGTGAACATCAATATATTTCTTACTGTGAGGAACATGATATTGAACACTCTTGTGATGAACACTGTGAAAGATGTGCTGATGAGGGCTATTATGATGATGAAGATGATGAAAGTATTATTAAAAACTATTCATATAAAGTTGAGCAAGAATTCTATCAATTACCAAATGAACAAACTAAATTATTTTATGGAATTGAAGTAGAAACTGAAATTAGAAAAAATTTTGATAAGTTTGAAGTTGCAGAAGATGTATTAAACTTATTTAATGACAATCAAGTAATATTAAAAGAAGACGGCAGTATTGGTCATAACGGCTTTGAAATAGTTTCTAATACGGCAACATTTAATTATCATAAGACTAAATTATGGGATAATTTTTTTGGAAGTGATATAAGAGATAAATTAAGGTCTTTTCATGCAAAAAATACGGGTTTACATATTCATTGTAGTAAAGAATTCTATACTAAAGCAGATATTGGAAAGATAGTAGTATTTTTAAACTTACCTTACAATTCAAGATTTATTACAAATTTTGCAGGAAGAAATTACAATCAATATTGTAAAAGAGATAAATTTAAAAAAATAACTAATTATGAAAGTAATGAAAGATTTGAAGCCTTAAACATTACAAATAGAAACACTATAGAATTCAGAATATTTAAAGGTAATTTACAAGAAAATTCATTTTTTAGATATTTAGAATTTGTTGATTGTTTAAGTTATTTTGTAAAACAAACTAGCTTTAAAACAAATAGTTTAAAATATTGGCATTTAATAAAATATATTCAAGAAAATACAGAATTAAAGAAGATATACTCTAATTTATTTAGTTGGTTAAAAATTAAAGGTTATTTTGATACTTTGAATACTAAAGTTCAATTTAGTAAAGATTTTAACGTAAAAGAAAAAAGGAAAGTTGCTTAAATGATTATAGAAACTTTACTTAATCCAGTTTTAATATGCTCTTTAACAATAATTTCTATTTTATGGGTTTTAAAATAATATGTGCCTCATAATGTATTCTAAAGACCCAAAAAACATTAATTTTGATGATATGCAACAAGCATTTAAAAGCAACAAAGACGGGTTTGGCCTAATGTATGTTAAAAATGATCGTATTATACATGAAAAAATCTTACCAAAAAAATTTAAAGATATTAAAAAACTTTATAACAAGCACAAAAATAATTGTGATGAAATTGCCTTACATTTTAGATTTAAAACGCAAGGAAAAATTAATATAATGAATACTCACCCTTACAAAGTTTTAAACCATAAAAATAGTGATAGAGAATTATACTTAATGCACAATGGCCCGTTGTTGCCTATTCCATTAATTGAAAATGATAAATCTGATACTTATAATTTTATAAAATATTATTTTAGAAATATTTTAAAAGAAAATATTAATTTATTAGATAATAAAGAATTTATTGAATCAATTAATGAATTTATAGGAACTGATAAATTGTTAATTTTAGATAGTAAAACTAAAAAATTTACAATTTTTAATGAATTAGAGGGTTATTATGAGAATAATACTTGGTATTCTAATACTTATTTTAAAACAAAAAGATTAAAAAAAGTCGATTATCACGGACTAGGTTTATATAATAGTAATGATTATTATAGTTATAATTGCAGAACTTGTAATATATGTAGTGAAGAAATTTTTGATAATGAAGATACTTGTTATTATTGTGAACAAGATCAACAACAAGAATTTAATTTTACAGGAAAAACACAACCTTTAGATTTTGACGATTTAGTCAACATGGACTTAACTGATTTGAAAACATGGGTTAGATCAAATATTGAAGAAAATACTGAAGACAATATAGCTCATACTCTTTTGAAAATAGCTCAAAGTTAATATTTCATTTTTTTTTTAAGAAAAAAGCATTTTTTTAATGCTATTTTTTTTATTTTTTTCAAGAAAATATGATCTAGTTGTAAACTCAATCTAAATTATGTATTTTACATAGCTTTATTTAAGTTTTTGAAAATCCATTTTTTAGATTTACATAGACTTTGGTAAGTTTTTGAAAATCGAAAATAAATGTTTCATAGGTTTTCGTAAGTTTTTCAAAATCCAAAACTTTTATTTTGACTTATATTTGTCTTCAATTATTTTGCGTAATATTACAGTTGGCTGTTCTTTCCGTTTTTTTGCGTCTTCTTTAACTTTTTTCCATAGATCATAAGCTATTCTAAAAGTTAATCTGTGGTTTAATTTTAAAGGTCTAGCCATTTTTTTGTTATACTAGATTCTAAAAAAAAATCAATAAAAGATGTCTTTTATTATTTACAAGATGTCTCTTATAGTTTAAAGACGGCTCTTATGAAATATTATTTTGCTTATGGTAGTAATTTAAACCACGACCATATGAAGTTTCGTTGTCCTGATAGTAAATTTGTAGGAACAATGACTTTATCTGGTTGGGAACTTGTCTTTAGAAGTGTTGCCGATATTTCGGAAAACAAAGATAAAGAAGTTAAAGGTGGTTTGTATTCCATAACAGAAAAATGCGAAGCAGCATTAGATATCTACGAGGGATTTCCTCATCTATACAATAAAGGTTACATGAACGTAAATTTAGATGGCAAAGAAAAAGAAGTAATGACTTACATTATGAATGATAGATCATATTTGTATGGTCCATCAAAATCATATTTAGAAACTATTGTTCAAGGATATTTAGATTGTAAGTTACCTTTAGATCAACTTGAAAATGCTGTGATTAAATCGAAAGGAGTAAATTATGAGTAAAATAGCTGAACAATGTATCTGTTTGCATAAATCAAAATATTTATATGATGATCAAGGCAAACTTAATGGTTTTGAATATTGTGAAGAACAATCAGAAGCCGATATTGTTGCCGTATATTTACAGCAACATTATGAAGATGAAAAAGGTATAGTTTGTAGTGAGTTTGATGTTCTCGAAGAAAAAGATTTTGACATAAAAGAATATGGAAGTTTTAACAAAGCATACGAACAAGCTCAAAATTATGTAGAAGAACTAGAAAAAAAATATTCAAATGCTGGATATGACGAATATTAAAGGAGGTAAATAATGACTAAATATAAATTTGATTGGATTGAAGAAAGACACTATGAGGTAGTAGTAGATGTAGATGAAACAAAAGTCGATTATGACGGAGTGCAAGAAATAATTGATGAAAAAATTTCTAAAGGACAAACTACTGAACTTAAACATGCAGGAGATGTTTGGGGTGGAGATATTATCAATGTTTCTACTGGTAAAGTTTTAGATTACTATGAAATTAAAAGAGGTAAATAATGACTAATGAATAGTTGAATTTATATCAGGTAACGACTCAAAGTCGTTGCCTAAATATATATCAGCAAATGCTTGAATATCTTCCCTACTTTTAAATCCACTAATTGTCATTTGTAAAGACAATCCACCAGTATAAATAATTTCTTTTGCTTGTAGTGTTAATTCATCATTTAAATTGAAGTCTCTTCGCAATAGATTTTCTTGTTTCGTAAGTTTCTTTTTTAAGTTTTTCATACAAGTTTATAATTTCATTTGGGTTAGTTCGAGCTAAAAAACAAATTTCATAAAAATCTTTACTTCCAACATAATCTTGTGATTTTTTTATAAAATTTTTTTTAACTTTTTCAGTTTGATCTAATATCCCAAGTGCATCACATAAAGCTCTATGCAAGATTGCCCTAAATAAATAAACAAGTCTTTCTATGGGTGTTTGGTAAACTAATTCTTTGAGATCGTGCATTTCCGCCATTTTGTAAAAACACTTCTAGCGGTCTTTAGAATAATATATTTTCTTAAATGTGTCGCAATAGGAACAAAACTAGAACTAATGTTCTTTCTTTGGTTTCCAAAATTCTCTTAATCTATCAAGTCCGTCTTGTAAATCTGACATTTTTTTAACTTTTAGATCATCAAGAACTACTCTTCTAACTTCTTTTGCAGGATTACCACAAAATTGAAGAGCTTTAAGGTATAAATCTTTAAAATGTAGATACAACATTCGATTATCATGGTGGCCCATTGAATTAACAATATCATTGATAGTGCTAGTAATATTAGGATTTCCTTGACCAATATTATGAAAAATAGCTAATTTTTCTCCTGCAAAAAACATTTCTACATTAATATTTTTGTCATAAGGGCATAAAAGACCTTTTTTATACAATTTTTCCAGTTCAGATTTGTAAACTTTTTGTAAAACTCTTGGCCCTTTTCCTAAAGGTTCTAATTTCATTAAACATTTATCAACTAAACGTATTAAACCATTATCAGTTTCAACAAGTTTGGCAGCGCCATAATCAACATTACTATGTTTTTTCAATCTTTTCGCCTTTGTTATCGTAATAAATTAAGTCTTTTGCAAAACCCATGTCATACAAGAATTGATGTTTTCCATTAATGTAACCATTATATTTATGATCTGATCCTAAATTATGTAATTTTCTTATTTGTTGTTCTCCAATTTGTATTTCTTCATTAATTCCATCTCCATTTATCCAACTAGAAACATGAGGATAATACTTTGGGTCATTTATAGTTGATATTTTAAAATTATTTTTTTTTTATCTTCTTCTGTTAATTTTTGAAAACCAGTAAATGCTTTTAATTTACTCCCTGGCCTAACAGTTAAATCTTTCCATATATTATCAAATTCTTCAGTATATTCTTTTTTATTAAGTTTAAGTTTAGGTTTAAGTATAAGTGCTTTCTCTTTGCTTTCTTTTTGGTTTCCATTTGCTTTTGGTCTCCCACCTAATTTCCCAGCATTACTGCGTAATTCTGAAATTCCAGTTACTCTCTCCCACTCCTCAACCTGCGCTTTTTGTTCAAAACATTTACTTATTTCATTAAAATTAAAAAATTTTACAATAACATTATCTACTTTTTTCTTTGTTTTTTCATCATATGCTTTACAAATTTCGTAAATTTCTTCTAAATTTGAAGTTAATTTTGCTTTATTTTCCCAAGAAAAACAAAGTAATCGCCAATATATACCCATATTTTCATTAGACAAATGAACAGTATTAGCAATAAAATCATTTACTCTGACAGGCATAGAAAAAATTTTATCGGTCATAAATCCACTAATGGAATATAACCTCTTGCTTTATAATCTATAATTTTAATATAACCTTTTTCTTGTAAAACTCTAACTAAGGTCCAAACTGCACTTGTTGAATGATAATTTAATGAATCCATTAATTCTCTAATAGTTGGAGATATTTTTTCATTTTTATACTGTTCATAAATTTTTGTATAAACATGTTTTTGAACTGGTGTTAAAGGTTTTAGGTCCATAAATTATTAGGGGGGAAAATCCCCCCC